TTGCCGCCAGCCCGAAACACTTGAACACTGCCAGATTCGCTTTTAATGAATGATCAAATTCTAGAGAATATTATTTTTAAATCACTCATTGGAATGAGTGGCTTTATAGCTACATTTGAATTGAACCATATAAACGAAATTCTAGGGGCATTGGTGGGATTAGCTACCTTAATATACATGACTGCATCCGCAGTAAAAGTAATCAGGGAACTCAGAGACAAATAACATATGACACCAGAACTATTAGCAATGCTAGGCGGGGGCGTAAGCGGATTCGTCATGAAAATGATCGCGGCACAGGCTGATAATCAGGCTCGTCTTTTTGAGCGTATGATCGCTCGTCAGACAGTAGCGGATGAATCAGCGGATAAGGCAGCAGCACGGGGTGGTGTATATATGCGTCGTGCAATTACGGCGGCAGTTATCTTTGCTATTGTAATAGCCCCCTTTGTCTTCGCATTCACGGACATAGGTGTTAGTATTCAATCGGAATCCAAGGGCTTTCTAGGGCTATTCAAGCGTCTAGAATGGTCCACTGTACAGGGTTTTGTTATACTACCAGAAATCCGCCAAACAGCACTGGCAATTGTTGGATTTTATTTCGGTTCATCGCAGGTTAAATAATGAGGAAGGTTCACAAGAGCACTAAAGGTGGTCTTACTGCCGCAGGTAGAGCCCACTTCAAGAGAAAGACTGGAGCTAATTTAAAAGCCCCAGTTACTGAGTCTAACCCAACTGGTAAAAAGAAAGCCAGAAAGAAATCATTTTGTGCTAGAATGTCTGGTGTAAAGGGGCCAATGAAGGATTCCAAGGGTAAGCCCACACGCAAGGCACTGGCACTACGCAGGTGGAAATGTCAATAAATTAAACAATGAGCTTAGGAAATACCAACATTCATCAGCAGGGAGAAATCCCAGAAATCACAAAGCTACCCAATGGCCGCATTCGGGTCGTTCGTCGCTTCGTGAAGTTCACGAGGGAGGATGTTGATAATACTCAGCTTGGCACATTACTTGGGGATTTTGGTGACCTAGATACCGATGGCGAACAAATAGTAAATCAGGGATACACCAACTGCCGACTCATTGAAGTAGAGGTAGAGCGGGTAACAAAAAGATCCGCAGGAACTGACAGTAAGGATAATGTTCTAGTACAAACCTACGAGACACTTACTGGTTCATTTGTGGAAACAACGGATCCCACTATCTCCATTGCGGAGAATGGCTTAAGGCAAATAACCAAGGTGTACCGTGCTATCTCAGGCACTGTTAGTTCTGGTGTAATTGGTGTGACACAACTGGCCTCTGGTGAATTTCTAGCTAGCTCCCAGATAGAGGACAACACAGCATTTGCGGAGCTTACCGAAATCTACCTAGAGGCGGGTATATTGTCGGAGACACTGGACAGTGTGGGCTCACAGAAGGCCAAGGTCATTGAGACTATTGGTATTGATCCCGTTACGCCCGATGGGTACTTACTGGCTAGCAAGAAAGAGAGTGACTTTGAGGGATTCCAGACAAATCAATTTACTTTCCTTAAGCCATCCATCTTATCCAGAAACATCGATACTCGAAATCAGGGTAACCTTAAAATTGAAACAGTTGAATCCTTTAACTTAGATCCAACCAGCACTATTAACGGTGTGTTAATATCAGAGAAGGTCAGCGATGTAGAGGGCATACCGACAAATCAGAACGTATACGCTGGAGGATCTGGTGAAGTGTCACGCACCATTGAAACACGTAATAATGGTGCACTTACGATTACTACAGTAGAAGCACTTGGTTCCGCTGGTACAGCTATAGGATTAGAAATTGAGGCTACTACCAGAGAAGAGGACGGCTACACTCTTTTTCGTAATGTCTTTGCTGATGGTCAGGGTGAAGTTTCTAGAACCGTTGAAACAAGAAACCAAGGTAAACTTACCGTTACCACTGTCGAAGCACTTGGAAGTGCTGGCACTGGGACAGGTATAGAAATAGAAGCAACTACTCGTGAGCAAGACGGTTATACTTTATTCCGCAATACTTTCGCAGATGGACAAGGTGAGGTCTCTCGTACTACTGAGACACGCAATCAGGGTAAGCTTACTATTACTACCGTTGAGGCACTTGGAAGTGCTGGCAGTGCAGGTGGAGTTGAGATCGAAGCCACAACAAGAGAACAAGATGGTTATACCTTGTTTCGCAATGTATTCGCCGATGGTGAAGGAGAAGTCTCACGTACCGTAGAAAAACGTAATAAAGGTAAGCTTACTATTACTACTGTTGAAGCATTGGGTTCCGCTGGTAGTGCTATAGGAGTTGAAATAGAATCAACAACAAGGGAGCAAGATGGATATACCCTTTTCCGTAATGTATTCGCTGATGGACAAGGTGAAGTGTCACGTACTGTAGAAAAACGAATAGAAAATGTACTAACAATCACGACAGTTGAATCACTTGGTGAGGCTGGTAATGCGGATGGCATAGAAATTGAAGAAACTACCCGTGAACAAGATGGATACACTTTATTTCGCAATATTTTTGCAGATGGTGAGGGGGAGATATCTCGCAGTGAAGATAATGTGGGCAGTCAACTTGCTATTACAACAGAAGTATTTAATCCAGAGAGTGACCCGACAGAAGTTGGTTATTCTATAGCACGTATTGAGTTTTCTAATGTAAGCGGTATTCCTACTAAACGGTTTACCTTCCTGAAGGACGATGCAGAACTATCTCGAAGTGAGGATTTTGTGGGTAGTCAACTTGCTATTGTTACTGAGGTCTTTAATCCTATCGAGGAACCAGCAGAAGAAGGCTACTCTCTAGCCCGTACAGAAGTATCAGACATTGATGGAATCCCTACTAAGCGTTACACGTTCCTAAAGGATAATGTAAAACTTAGTGAATCAGAAAACTTAGTTGGCTCACAGCTATCAAAGGTTCAGGAATGGTTCAACCCCACGGATGATCCAGTAATTGACTTATACGTTATTGCTAATATACAGGTGTCTGATTTTGGTGGGATACCCACTAAGCGTTTCACCTTCTTAAAGGAAAATGTAGAACTGTCCCGTAATGAAGATCTTGTAGGGTCACAGTTAGCTATCACAACAGAAGTATTCAACCCAGAAACAGACCCAGAGGAGGATGGCTACTCTGTAGCACGTACCGAAGTGTCAGACGTAGATGGTATTCCGACTAAGCGTTATACATTCCTAAAGGATAATGTCCAACTATCTCGCAGTGAAGACAAGGTAGGTAGCCAGCTAGCTATTACCGCTGAAGTATTCAACCCAGAAGAAGACCCAGAGGAGTCGGGTTACTCTGTGGCTCGCAAGGAAGAGTCTGAAGTTGACGGAATACCGACCAAGAGGTTTACGTTCTTAAAAGACAATGCGGAGCTATCTCGGTCAGAGGACAAGGTGGGCAGCCAACTTGCTATTGTTACGGAGATATTTAAGCCAGAAACTGATCCTCAGGAGGGAGGTTATTCTGTTGCACGTATTGAGGTCTCGGATGTAGAAGGGATTCCCACTAAGAGGTTCACTTTCCTGAAGGACGATGCAGAGCTGTCCCGCAGTGAAGACAAGGTGGGGTCACAGTTGGCAATTACTACAGAAGTATTTAAACCAACGAATGATCCAGAAGAGTCGGGTTACTCTGTAGCCCGTACCGAGGTTTCGGACGTAGATGGCATTCCAACTAAGCGTTTCACCCTCCTAAAGGACGATGCAGAGCTGTCCCGCAGTGAAGACTTAGTAGGTAGTCAACTTGCTATTGTTACAGAGGTATTTAAACCCGAAGCAGACCCAGAAGAGTCGGGTTATTCTGTTGCACGTATTGAAGCCTCAGACGTGGATGGAATACCCACAAAAAAGTTTACCTTCTTAAAGGATGGCGTAGAGCTGTCCCGCAGCGAAGATAAGGTAGGCAGCCAGTTGGCAATTACTACAGAAGTATTTAAACCCGAAGCAGACCCGACAGAAGATGGTTATTCTGTTGCACGCATTGAGGTCTCAGACGTGGATGGAATACCTACTAAACGGTTTACATTCCTAAAGGATAATACAGAACTATCTCGCAATGAGGATAAGGTGGGTAGCCAGCTAGCAATTGTCACTGAAATATTTAACCCAACGGATAATCCAGAGGAACCCGATTACTCTGTAGCCCGCACCGAGGTTTCTGACGTAGAAGGGATTCCCACTAAGAGGTTCACTTTCCTTAAGGAAGATGTCGAGTTGTTTCACACCGAGGACCTTGAGGGAGGGTTAAATGAAATAGTGGAAGAATGGTTCAAGCCAATTGAAAGAGAAGAAAAACCAGAATACGTTTTAATTGAAAAAACACAAAGCGACTTAGGCGGCATACCCACAGAAAGAATACCTTCTGGAAGGAAAGGGGGGCTCATCGATGAATCCTACGTTAATGAATCCGAGGGAGTTATACGAACAACTCAGGTATTTTTTAGTGAGGTTGATGATGCTCTAGTATTTGGTCCAGTTGTAGCAAGAGATACGAGGAACATAGATGGTATCCCTACTATTACGGTCACAACGCTTCAAGGGGCAGAGGGAATTAGCCTAATTGGAAGTGGTGAGAGGCTAGCTAACAGCTACGATCAATTGGTTAGCTTTACATATCCAGGCATATTAGACATTGCAAGTCAACCCACTGGGGGCTTTACTTCGTATTCGTGGAGATTATCAGCACCTGTTCAAAGTTTAGTTACGGCAACTACGTATGTTATTTTTCAAGATACTAATACAATTAGCAATTCAGATTTTACATACGGTGGTGCGACTAGTTTATGGAATCCAACCGAATGGGCAAAGGGTCAGTCCTATGGTGTTGGTTACTCCTATAGGCCCTTTGCGGAAAGCAAGGGATTTAGGGGTTATCGTGCTGACGCAGATGTCGTTGAAGTAAATGAAACCGCAGACAATCAGTTCCTCATTAACGGAAATTTACTATTTGAGGATACTGCTGGTGGACTAAATGTTTATGGAGGACCAGAGGATCCAAACGGAAAAACATATGTTCTTGATGTAAAAATTACCCCAGCCTTTGTTGACATAGAGGGAGCTACTAGCTATAAAAAAGTTATTATAGTGGCAAATATTCCAGTACAGCAAAACACAGAACCCACTGCTCCACCAACATCACCGACACCACAACCAGAGCCAGAGCCAGAGGAAGAGGTCCTCTAGCCACGTGCGTAGGAATTAATGTATTATGGCATCATTTGAGGAAAATAAAATTAATAACGCTGACTCCAAATCAAACGTTGGAGCTGCTAAATTAATTCGCGATAAGTCTCGGGCTATCAAGGCCGAAAGGAAAGCTAGGATTGATAGAGCCAAATACCTAAATGCTGGCACAAAGGTTATTCGTGAAATTAAATCAGAATATACCAGAAATAAGAGCGGAATATATGACTTGAGCACCACTGGGTCTGAAAGGCAAAACCTAGAAGGTCAGGACAACACTATACAGGACAACAGTATTGACAATGCTTTTGATAACAAGGGTGGTGGTGAATTGCCACCAACAATTGATATTTTAGTTTGCAATACTGAAACTGGAGTATCCGAAACGCTGACAATTTATTACCAAGAATAATAATAGTAATGCCTGATCCAGATAATGAATATTGGTGGCTAAACACTTGTTGCCTAGACTGGGAGGGTGGATTCTCGATGAACCCCTGCTGTCCAGTCAACTTTAATGCCTGCGTTAGTTTAACCAAGACGGCTACGTTATGTGGTTTCAATGAATTTAATCCAGAAGAAACTTACCCTAACCCTAAGAAATACGCTTGGATTAACTCTTCTAACACGACTTCGATTAATTGGGCGGGAACGCTTCCAGATGGGTGCGATGCGACCACAGGGGTTACCCCGTACACCGCAGATTCATCCGTATCTTGGAACAAATTCTATTCATACCCCGAGGGTATGCCCTGTGAATTGACTTCTTCTAATATAACGTGGAGCAGCAGTCTTTCGGGCTGTGATGATAGTTGCAGTACAAGTGGTATTATTGAGGAGGCTGGATCAATTAATAATCAAATAAATTACACTTTCACAGGTGCAAGTTGCGGTTTTCCTAATATCCTTAAAACACCAGATACGGAGATAACTACGAGTTATGAATTTATTCAAATATACAGCTGGACGAATGAAGGGCTGGGGGGGACGTCTACGGGTTATGCTAGTACAACAACTACGTTATCTTCAGAAGACACCGAAGATAATGCATTGGATCGGATAGAGGATTGGACACAGGGAAACTCCTGCGTTTCCTCTGACGCAAACAGGGGGGCAGGAGTTTTTACTTGGACAAAGACCACCGTTAAATTTCAAGGAGTGGCAACTGGGCTTTTTGTAGGTCTTTGTTACGAAGGCATAATTGAAATCCAACAAAGAGACGCCCCGATCGTAGAGTTAAACCCCATATTCCCCCCAGAACCCGAGCCACCTTGGCAAAGATATGCAATAGTACCCATTGACGAATTTACGGCAGGTAAAGTCTTTCAAACTTTCGGAGGAGGAATCCTAAATGTTTCCGACGAAGATTTTATTGATGCGTCCTTTAGTTTAAACCCATACGACTACCCAGATTACTTCCCAGTTGACCCAGAGACTGGCATTCTAATCGACCCAGATGCACTTGTCATTGATCCAAGCACGTCCCTGCCTAGTACAAAGGGCAAGGAATACAGGGTTCTAAGTCCCATACTCAGGAGAATTGATTGCACAGAAGAATGATGGTCGAAAATAAAATAAAATTTACATACTGGAATACTGGGGGGACCCCCCTTAACGTTGACCTGTGCGAAGCGGCAATAAGCTGTGCCTCTAAAAGTAACTTAACCGAGCTATTAAAAATATCCTGTGAGGACAGGAACCCACACGAGTGGCCGCTAGTAAAGATTCGTGAAATCTCAAGGGAAACGGAAGGGTTTACAGTACACTTAGACTGTGATTTGTTGTGGGATTATGACATAAAGATAGTTACAGAATTGCTTGATAGGCTGGGAATTGACGTATTGTATCAAAGGAGAGAATCAATGTGCAGTAATTTCATATACAAGGATGGATTAAAGCACTTTGATGAAATTAAATTTCCGATTGCATACAATGCTGGACTAACAGTTTTTTCTAAAAAGGCCAAGGATGTAGTAAGGGAGGAGATTAAGAACTTTAGGGCTAAAAGCTTTAACATATCAAGCACTTACGAGCAAGTTGTTTTGCCAATCAAATTAAGGCAATGCGGGTTAAAGGTTGCAACACTAGAGGACATTGAGCCATTTTTACCTAGTAGGCCAAAAAATAGTATAGAAAATATTTGGAATAACCTAGACCTTAGGTTTCTAATAAAGAGCAAATGCCTTATGCCTAGAATTGGATTCCTCCATTTAGTTGGCAATATTAAGGAAAAAATGGATGTAAGTAAAACAATTATAGAATTTAACGAATTATACAAATGAAGCCAATACCAATAAATGTTCCCCAACCCCAACAACTTAACGAAAAGAAAATAACTGGCATTGGCGATGTCGTGCACAAGATTGCACAGCCCATAGCCAAATCAATTGATTCGATTACTGGAACCAATATCCAAGGATGCGGAGCCTGCCAGAAACGCAAAGAATACCTTAACAAAAAATTTCCACTCACCTAAACCCATCATGATACAATAGCACCATGGCCTCAATTCCTTACATAGACAAAGAAGAAGAAGAAGAAAAGAAAAGACTAGCAGCAGAACAGCGTAAATTAGCTGAAGCTGCCGCTGCTAATGCTAGTAAGACTGAAACTGACTCCAGTGGAAATCCACTGAAGGATGCGGCAATGGCTGGTGGCGAGGAGATAGCTTTGGGATCCGCGTTACTTGGAGCTGGTAAAGTTACTGGCATTAATGCATTAAAAACACTGGGTACAGCAGCAATTAGATATAGTCCACACACAACAGCAGCCGTGGGTGGCTACGGAGTTGGTAAAAAGCTGGATGAAAAGTTTGATATTAGCGGCACGATGGGTGATTTTTATGGACCTATTCTAGCAAAATTGCAGGGAGCAAACACCTATACAGGAGCAATTACCCCAGAGGAAAGACTAGCGATAGATAGCGGTAGAAACCCAGCGGTTGAGCAAAAGGGTAACATCGTTCAGGGGCCAATTACTCCATCCGAAAGACAAGCTATAGATGGTGGATTTAACCCCAATAAGCCAATCGATAACCCAATGGGCTTGAGCACCATTACTGGTAAGTACGGAGCTGGAAAAGATGATAGCCCTATTGCGTATGAGCCAATGGCACAGAAGTCACAAGGGGATCTAGCTGCGGCTGCCACAGAGAATTACGCAGCACAATTTGAAGGAGCTGCCCAGAATAAGGATGGTGGGTATACTGGGTATTTAGTAGGGGGCGGTAAGCAATCAATGTCCCAAGATCAATATGCATCGTATGCAAATGAACAGAGGATGGGTTTAGCTAATGCAAACGCAGTACCCATGGGGGATTACACGCCAGTAGCTGGAACGGATGGATTCGTCCAACAGCCATTGAACTATAGACCCCCTGTGCCGCTAGCACCGATAGCAACGCAAGCAACGCAAGCACCGCAAACTAGTAAACAAATAGAGTCTCAGGGCAACTTTGCTCTCGCACGGGACGATGGGACTATAACTCCAGATAAGATTCGTGCCGCCGAGGAGTATGCTGCATCCATGGGCAGAAAATTTGATCCAGAAATGGGATACACCAGCGAGTTTGATCCAAGTATCCTAGCTAAATACAATGCTGAAAGGAATGCTAGTCAGCAGGGAGGTCAACAAAGGGGTAGAGGTATGCAGACAGACGCACAGGGTAGAATGCGAAGCTCAGAGAATAATGCTGGCCTATCTAACTACGAAAAGGAATCCGCAGCCAGAGAGGCTCGTATGGACGCAAGACTAGATTTTGGTTCAGCACAGATACGTAATTCGGATGGCAAGATGGTAACAGCAACAGAGGAAGCTAGAGCACAGCGTGACATAGTGACTGGGCTTAAGCAGGAAGCTAGGGCGGCTGGGTACACACCGCAACAGATTCGCACCTATGTTGCTGACAAATTGAAGGAGCGTCAGCAAGCTGATGAGGATCGTGCTACTCAAAAGGAAATGGACGAGCTAAATATGACTAAGGGACAAATTGAACTGCAATCAAAGATTGCTAACATGATGCCAAAGCCAGATGAAATGAGTCGAGAGGATTACTTTGGCTTCGTCAAGGGCCTTGACTCCATGGGTATTAGCGTTGATCCTCAGACTGGAAATCTAACTTCCGTTGAGGAAAAATTCCTTCGTCCAGATGGGGAAATAAATCTAGGGCCAGACTCCGATCTCTTCCAGAAGATAAGTCAAATGGATGGAGGAGAATCTTTTCTAGCAGCACCCAAGGACGTTAAGGAGTTCGCAAGCAATCAACCAGCGGGAGCCAGAGTGCGAGCAACGGATGGAACCCAGAGGGTTTGGGAGGTTCAAGAGGGCGGTGATCTGGTGCAGGTCTTGTAGGTAATAATTTAATTAATAAACAATATGGCTGAGTTAATCTCCGATGAAGAGTTTCTGGAACTAAAAAATAAGAGAAAGCAGGCTCCCTCAAAACTATCCTCGGATGGATCCACTGGGAACGTTGGAGCTGAGTTGGTCTCGGATGAGGAGTTTATTTCCATGCAGTCCAAGAGTAGGACTCCATCTGCTAACAACGCATTTTCTACAATTGGTGACTACCTTCGTGCAGTGCCAGCTACAGCCGTGGACATCACTGCGGGTGCAGCGGAGGGACTGGCTTCGGCTATCGGTGAGTTCACTGGGGATTATGATCTAGCTAGGAGTATTTCTGAAACTCGCACGGATATAAATGATGCGATCATGGGTGATGCACCAGATTCCGTGAAGAGTGACTTTGCCTATAAGGTTGCGTCTGGATTGGGCAGTACAATCCCCTACTTGGGTGCTGCACTTTTAGCTAGAAAACCATCATTGCTAGCCAAGGTTGGTGCTAATGGTTTCTTCTTGGCATCCGCTGGGCAACAGGTTCGCGATGATTACTTGGGAACGCAGGGCGTTACCTCAGAAACAGCCACAGACGAGCAGATGTCTGAAAGCAACAAGGTTGGTGCTATTGGTGCTATCCCCATTGCAATGGCAGAAAAGCTTGGTGCTGGAGTTATCCTCGGTGCATTTAAGGGTGGGGCTATACCTGCGGGTCAGGTGATGCAACGCATTTCTCAGTATGCTATGGCGGGTGCTGGTGAAGCAGCTACGGAAGTTGCTCAGTCGGGTATCATTAATAGCATAGCTAGCTACGTTGGTAAGTATGATCCAGAGCGTCCCATCACGCAGGGAATGGCCGAGTCCGCATTGATTGGTTTCCTAGTTGGTGGTGGTGTAAATGCTGGTATTGATACAGTAGAGCGAGCTGTTACCCAAGCGGACAGACTGCAAGCGGGCGTTAAGGACGGAAGCATCAACGCAAAAGATGTTATAGATGAGGACATCGGTAGCAAGTTTGCGGCAATTGCAATGGAGAATGATAGTGTACCAGAGGCCGATGGGTATCGGGAAGCACAGATCACTGATCCCAAGAGTATGTCTAACTTTATATCCAAGACACTCACACCCATTAGCCAGAGGCTGGGTCGAGCTGGCAAGGAAGTTGTTCGTGAGTTTCGTAAGTACGAAATGAATACTGGAATAAAGCTAAAGGAGTTCAAGGATGCAACAGCTCCCTTCAGCAAGAGAATGCTTGAGCTCAAGAAGAAGAGCCCAGAGGATTACAAAATACTTTCACAGGCACTAGCTAATGCCAATGAACTAGCTGCACCCCTACCCAATAGTGTTCAAAAAGACCTAGAACAGAAGGCACAGCTTCAGCCAGAGGTCATGCGATCCGCTAGTGAGCAATTACTGGACACTACCAATGAAAATGCACAAACCATCAATGAGCAGATCGGGTTGGCACGCAAGGCACTTGAGTCCTCTGGTCTGAAGACTAGGATTCAAGTTGTTGAGTCTGGTAACTCTTATTACGATCCAAGCACCAATACAATAGCTATTAGTGCCGCTGAAGCGGATACAACAACCGTTGCACACGAATACTTTCACGCCGCCCTAGGGCAAGCCGTAAAGACCGATGTAGAATTGCAGAGCATGACTCGCAATATGTTTGATAGTGTTATCCGTGCTACTGTATCTGGATCATCTATCAACGAGCAGCTAAAGGGATTTGTATCCCAGTATGATTCCAATGTGCAGAACGAAGAGTTCCTAGCACAAACAGTTGGCGAGCTAGCTAGCCAGTACGAGACGCTGGACATAAATACAAGGACACGTGTTAAGGTCTGGATAAACCAAGTGATGCAGAAGCTAGGTGTGTCTGGCGTATTTAAGGAAGCGGCCACGGACACCGAGGTCATTGAGCAGTTAAATGCATTTGCTAGGTTCGCTGGAAAGCCAGAGGCACTTACTGGTCGGGTTGGTGCTGTAATACAAAATGAAAATAATGGAGGGAGCATTATAAGTGAGCCAATTAGGGCAACTAAGTTTGTGCTAAATGATTTAACGATGGCTCCCAAGGTAAGTTTTAATAAAAAACCAAGAAAAAATTCAAACATAAACTCAGGTGATTCTCTGGATGTAGTCAGTTTATTGAATGATGCTGTTGCGAATAATAAAAAAGTTGTGCTTTGGCAATCGGATCAACTTGGAATAGGCACATATGTAAGTAAGGTAACTGGTAAAAAATATGAATTGGATGCTGGTCTTGGATTTGCAAAAAGCAAAGTAAAGGGTAGGGATAAATTTGCTTGGGCAACTGGATCAGAGTCAGTGGCGAATCAGGTAGCAAAAGCGGATTTAGTTTTTATGGTTTCTGGTGATCCAGAAACACAGCATCTTTTTAATGAGGAGATGTTTAATATTGTCTATGATAACGTCGAGGCATCTCAGGGTTCCGTTGATAGATTTATAGAAAATCTATCACGCAGTAAAAACACTGCGGACATTACCCTAGCTAACTCATTGGGTGAAATACAGAGTAAATTTGATTCAAAAGATAGTCTCAGGGGATCTCCAGCCAGAAAGGAATTTAATGTAGCATTGAGCAATAGAATGCTCGCAAAGAAAGGTCAAGGGGCAACAGATGAAAAGCTGTGGAGTGAAATGAATAAAATATTTCCGTTCGCAGATGAAGTGCGAGATGGCCATCTGGCAGAAAATGGATTCGGTGTTCGTGATATATATGCTGTATTTGCTCCAAATGGAGAAACTGGGATAAACGACAAGATGCACAGCACGTACAATGTTGGTGTTGGGGGGAAGTTTCTTGGAACCCCAGACAGGGTGGTCAATGCAATTGATGTTCTGTCAAACGATTACATGGCTGAGTTATATGAAAACCCCAAGAACCAAACTTCAAAGGGTCCAATCTCAGAGGGGCAGCTTGGGGCTAAGGTTGTTGGGGCTCAAGCAACCTACGCAACTTACAATGGTAAGGACTTAAAGGAAACTACACCACAGCAGATAGCCGATGCAATAGCTAGGGATAAGCCAGTTAAGCTAACTAAACCCAAGCCAGCTACAGCAGAGCAAATTAAATCTGGAGCTAAGGCAGCACGCAAGAAGCAGCTAGATAGATCAACTGCATCAGTTAATTTCAGAAAGTGGATGGGCAAGGGTCAATTGATCCATGATGACGGTGAGCCCATGGTATTGTACCACGGCACGAAGGGAGAGTTCGATGAGTTTACTTCCAAGAAAAATTTAGACCAAGATTCGTCTACACCAAACTGGCTGTACTTTGCAACGAACCCACAGCTAGCCGAGCAGATGGCCGCTCATAAAACTGGCTACAGAGACGGTAAGGATGCGGACGATAGATTGCAAAAATACTACGAGGAATTTAGTCAGCAAGATAAGAAGGTGGATTACGGAGAGTTTGACGACAATCTATCCAGATTAACAAGGGAGGATGGCTACGTAAAAGAAAAGACTGGAGTCCTTCCCCAAACATTTGAAAGAAACTTTGCATTGAGCATAATGCCCGTGTATCTAAATGCTAAGAATGTTTGGGATCCAACAAACCCAGATCACGTAAGTAAGCTAATGGCTAAGCTTCGTAAGAACAAAGAGTGGGAAGGTGACTACGGCTATACCCAAGAGGAAATAGCTTCTGGTGAGTTTAGGTTCATCGAGAACGCGATAACCACAAAGGCACTTAGTGACCTTGGGTTTGATGGTGCAATGCTGATGGAGACCAAGGCAGATGGCCTAAGCACTATAGCAATCTGGGACAAAAATGGGGTCAAGTCAGCCACTGGGAACAATGGTGAGTATAGCTTAAAGGATAATAACATTCGCCGCCAGAAACCCAGAACAGCAAGTGACGAGGAGATGGCACGCGGGCTGTCCAATGATGGCATGAGCATCCTAGAGAAATATGGCATGACTGAGGACTACAAGGGCGTTCGCAGTGTACTTGATCGAATCAAGGGTGAGTATGAGGATCTAGGTATGGATGCTAGCTTCATTGAGAATTACTTCCCAAGGTATGTTTCGGATTTAGATGGCCTCAAATCCTCGTATGGGCAGAAGACTGGTATAGTTGACCAAGAGATTCGACGCTACGAGAAGACAACGGGGCAAACCCTATCGGACATTGAGCGTCAAATGATGTTTGAGAAGCTAGCTAGATCCAATATGTATCGCAGTGGCTTGAGTGCTCCAAGTAACATGAAGGAGCGGATTACGGACTTTATTCAGGAGCCCCAAATGAAATACTACGCTGATCCAGAAGTAGCATTAGATAACTACATAGATAAGATGGTTAATGCCATTGAGACAAAGAAGCTCATTGGGGACTCTGCGTCTGGCAAGACACAGGGTGCTGATCCAGTGGCTGGTAGGTTAGGTGAGGTTATGGACAAGATGGCCAGCGAGGGAAGGTTGCGAGACGATCAGATTAATCTTATTCGGGGTGCTGTAGCTGCACGATTCGGAAGCCACGGTGCTCAGTATGGATTTGTTAAGGGAGCCAAGAACATGGGCTACATAGCAACAATGGGAAATGTGGGCTCAACTCTCACTCAGTTGGGTGACTTTTACTTTACGATGGTTCAGAATGGCTTAATACCCACGGTGGAAGCCGCACTGGGACGCAAGGATCTTACGGTTGAGGACTTGGGCATAGCTAAGGATATGGTTGAGATTGATAGCAAGCAGGGTGCTGGTATGTTCTCCAATAGCGTGAATAATGTCTTTAAATGGACGGGTTTAACGGCAATGGATCGCCTTGCTAAGAACACAAACATTAATGCCACGCACAAAGTTCTAACCAAGGGTGCTAAGGCTGGACAGAACACCAATAGCTACAAGAAAACCCTAGCTAGGCTTAAGAGGGTACAGGGAAATGATGCATACAAGACAATAGCTGACCTAAAAAATGGTGTAAAGAGTGAGTACGTTATCGAGGCTATATACAATAATCTTGCTGATGTAGCACCCATATCTCTTACCGAGATGCCAGAAGCCTATGCGGGAAATCCAAACCTTCGCATTATGTATAGCCTAAAGTCCTATACCATTAAGCAGTTTAACTTTGTTCGTGAGCGAGTATGGACAAAGCTAATGCAGGGCATTGCCACCAAAAATCCAAAGATGATTGGAGAGGCATCCACTGATATGATGAAAATCTTAGCCTTTTCTACCCTAGCTAATGGTAGCTCAGATGTTCTTAAGTCGATTATATTCAACCGAGAGATCGATGAGGAGGACTTCATGTGGAATACACTCCTGAGGATCTTTGGCATTACCAAGTACACAACTGTTCAAGTTAGAAAAGAGGGTCTTGGTACGGCTGCACTAAAAACAATTGCACCACCCCAGTTCGGGATGATGAGTGATGTGTTCAAGGATGCACAAGAGATGGAGAGGATCCAAGATATGCGTAGCGTTAAGTACGTGCCATTCGTTGGCAAGCTATACTACTGGGCAGAGGGTCGCGGCGTTGAGACCGAGGAAAGATTATCTCGTCTTAGAGAAAAACCGAATTACCCAGATGCTCCTCGTCCGCTTTCTGAACGTGAGTCACCCCTTGATCGCCGATAAACATATGGGGTATACTGCTTAGGTCACTAAATCGAATCATTGAGATTACGTCATCAGTATGCTTACGCTGGTACACCTTATAGATAGCTTCCTTCGCTGTTCTTACGAAGTTATCTGTATCGCACAGCTCATTAGCTAGCTCTAATAAGTGCTTTGTTTTTACGAGGGTAAAACCCTTGGACATTTCAAATGCCAACCAGTCCTGCTCGCCAAACAGCCATCCATCATGACCACTTGTGTTTCTGAACTCAACCCACATGAACTCCTCCTGTAGGCTCCCGCCCCTTGACATTCGCTTCATGGCCTTAACGTCAATTGTACCTATGCAGGTATGGAAGTCGATGTGCTTGAACTGCTCTTCCCTTGTAGCAGCTCTGGGTTCTGGATCTATCAAGCTGAAGACATCTAGGAATCTACCGTGTTCGGTATCCTGTCCTCGCTTCCAGCTTTTGTCTTTAGTCCAGTCCATTTAAAGTTGGCCTCCTCACCCAGTATTAGCTAAGTGAGGAGGTTGTGTTTTCTCATCGGATTTAATAAAGGAGGGAGAGAACGAAAACCCACCCTGCCAAAGATTGCTCGCTTGGCTTACCGATAAACTATTTATTCCTAGAACGGTTTACTGCTTTTGATTGAATGCGGAGATTTCCACGTGAGGTGTTGCGGGGGTTGCGGTCTTTGTGATCGATATCCTTTCCTAGTAGTTTCATTTTTCCGACGGCTTTAACCATCTTCCGTCTGGACTTCTTTCGGGCATCGTTACGCTTTCGCTGTTCGGGCTTACCTTGGTAGTTATCGTATTCTTTTCTATAGTTTCTAGGCATTGTTAAATTATAACATGGATTGTTTATATTCCATGGATTCTGTCAAGCTATTCCTTCTCTATACTATCAACTAGAACACGCTCCTGTAGTCTAGCTATCTTCTTCTTGAGCCCCTCAATGTCCTTATTTAGTTCCTCGTTTTGCTTACTTAAAACATCGCAGGATCTAGTCATTGCATTGAGTCCACGAACTAGAACGGATTCTGTGTCTGGCTTAAATATTTGAACTGGTTTTTTATCGGTCATAGTGAGTTTGTTGGTTCCTTATTTAGTGCGGCTATTGCCTGTTTTAGTTGGTTGTTCTCCTCCTGTAGTCGAAGGTTTTCATTCTTAATGTAGGCGAAGTCCTCCTTTATTGCAAGAAGTATATCGCTTAGTTCTCTTATTGTTGTTACCATAGGTGTTTTGGTTGTGATTTATACGTGATTCACTCTATATCTTTTGTTCCTCTGTTGGTTTAATATAGAGGGATGAAAATACTATTACTCGTCCTATCTACCCTAATTCCATCAATTTTATTAGCCGATCCAGCAGTAAAAATTTTATGCGATCACGGGCTAACGCACTCCGTCGCAAAAGTTAAAACGCTTTACGCAAATGTTGGGGATCATATTTTTTATAAGGAGACAAAGGCATCCAACGGGATGCTGTTGCTCACTGATGGAGGAGTTGATAAGTTCAAAGAAGGTGAAGTAAGTAATCGTGTGGTAGTTGCGGTTGTAAAGAATTATTCATAGGAATGTCCATAGTAATCGCTACTGAAAGCGTCCGATGTGATTGATAAACTTGAAGCGTCCCTTTAGATCACGCTCGCCCTCTCGGTTCTTGGCTACGTTGTAGTCCATCTCTAGGTAGCTAACTCCATTTGGATCAATGGTTCTACAAGTGTCAATGTCACCACCCTTCGGCCACATCAGTAGAGCTATGTCCGCGTCATTCTCAATATCCCCAGAGTCCTTTAGGTCGTAGAGAACTAGCCCAGAATCCCGCATAGCACCAGTCCTGTTAATCTGAGCTAAGAGAATTACGGCTACGTCCAACTCCATTGCCATCTGCTTAATGCCGTGTGATGCCTGTGAGATGCCCTCATGCTTACTCATCTTTGGGTTAAATGGTATTAGTTGCAAGTAATCCACCACGATAATTTTTATGTCGTGCTTTCTTTTGAGTGACCTAGCCTTCGAGCGAAGATCGTCGATACCACGGACATGGTGAACAGTGTAAATTGGAGCCTCACCAATCTTATCAATAGCGTTGTCCACTAGGGTGGATTCGTGAGGAGTAATAGTCTTATCTACATATTTCTTTAGATTAACGGCGGAGCAGGTTTGAGTCATCCTCTTGGTTAATTGCTCTGCTGGCATCTCAAAACTAAAGATAGCTGATGGTATGTTACTAGATATAGAGTTCCTAAGAACAAAGTTCAAAGCCAACTGGGATTTTCCACATGAAGTTGGTGCGGCTATAACACACACTTCGCCCTGTGCAATGCCGCCCTCATCAAGCTTGTCATCCAAGTGCGGTATACCAGTGGATATTTTCTTTGATACGTAAGTCCCGTCACTAATGCTATGCAGCCTCTTCTTTAGATCGCAAGCCGCAGTGGACAATGTGTTGTCGGATTCTTTACTTGAATCCATAATTTTACGAATTTCTGCCTCAGTCTTTGAAGCTACGTCAGTGGAGTCCACGTTTTCATTCAAGGATTCCAACTGCATTCTATAGTGCCTAGATAATTGCCTAGCCCTGCTCTTACCTAGAACAATTTTTGCAGCAGCACGCCCAGCCAGCGGAGTACACGGGGAGTCCATTAGTGTCATAATACGAATAACACCACCCACATCATCCAGCATATTATTACTGCGAAGCTGGTTAGCTACGTTTACCTCATTTACTTCATCATTATTGTTAATAACTCTGCCAATGCTACTGAATATAGCCGAGTTCTTCCCACTAGAGAAGTCATCCTTGGTTATAATATCCGATAGCTCATCGTATAATGATCCATCTGATTCTGATATGCAGCTTGCTAATACGGATTCCTCTGCCTCGATTGCGTTTAGTTCGTTCATGGTATTTTTATTGGGGTTTAGTTTTATAACTATTTGTTTTTATATTTATTCCTTATTTGTCTGATTGCTGAAATGGATACCTTTAAATGATCTGATAGTAGTGCCGCTGGAATATCAATACTCTTTTCAATTATGTTGCGAGTTTTTTCTGAGATTTTTGAGTATGGTCTGTAGTTGGATTGTATGTAATCCTCAACACAGATCTCCTGTATTAACCCAGTGCGTTTTGCACGTATGATATCCCTGCGTGCCATCTTCCAGAAGTTCTTGCGGATATCCTCATCACCGTCCTCCGAGAACTCTCTGTCGTATGCTTCCCTGTAGTTATCGATGTAATCCTTCATATTAAATGTCGTTAAGTTCCTCTGGTAATAGTCCCAAGTCAATCCTTCTTTTTGTTTCCTGCCAGCAAGCGATGTTCCAAAGAACAGCACCAAAGTGATCCTCGTCTGTCTTTTGATCACACAATGCCCATAGGTGTCGGTTTGCGGCGTCACAGTATCGCGAGAGTGGAATGCCCTTCTGCCAGTTATCCCTGCCGTATTTAATAGCTCCGTCCTCAAAGCGTTTAGCTAGGGATTTAAGAGCACCCGTTGGAATTAGGGATGGGAATCCTTTCCCCATCATTGCGTCTCTAACTGCACCAGTAGAGAAGTTTGTCATTTTACCACTTGATGGTAATGTAGATATATCTGATGAAATCATTATTCTTTATATTTAATTGTTGTTATAAAAAGGGACGGGGAATACCAAAACCCCGCCCCTTAATTACTACGCCTCTACTACCCCTAGCAGATTATTCAAAGGGTGATTCGCTAGCTACAGCCTCCTTGGGCTCCTTTAGCTTAACTGAAAGCGAATAGAACGGAGCACCCGCCTTGGATTCTTTCTTCCAAGCGTTGATGTAATATTCAGTGCCGCCCACATCGATTGTGCCACCCAAGTCTGGATGATTTTCAGTCTTCTTGCGGTCGTTTTTAAACATAGCTCCGCGATTTGTGTTATCGTATTTTTCCATTTTTCTAGTTCCCTATATTAGGTTGTTGTTTGTAGCTGCCTTGATGGTAGCTTGAGAGTCTTTTCCGTGCTTGTTTGTAGCATCCGCGTCTTTACAGTCGTCGATACAAAGCAGTCCATTGAGAGCGTATTTTCGAGCATAGGATGAGGAGCTACCAGTAATTTGGCTTTCGTCCATACCTTTTTTTGCTTCTGCTTCACGAGCAAACCCCACGGAGTCAGCGATTCTTGTGCCGTCGCTCAATAACATTGCAATCGATTTTACATATACACGACCCTCAATGCTTACGACATCATCGCTAAGAATTAACGCACAATTGTGCTTTTTAAGTAAGGGCTTTACAGCCTCTAAAATATCTTCGGCACTGCGGTATGCGTAGTTGCCAAAGTTATTGCGTTGTCCCTTGGGAGCTTTTAACTCCGTTTGGATTTCTGATAGTATGTTTTTATTTTCCATTAGTAATAAGTTTACGATATAAAGATGTTCTCTGTTTTGAGTTAGTGCAAGCTTTTATTTCACTTTTTTTCGCTTTTAGCATTTTTAATGCAAACACCTGATCCTCAAGAACTAAGCGATTAAACCTAGACGCTAATTGCTTTAATCCCACTGGATGAAGGTAATCTGTATCACCTTGATCCAAGTAATCCGCAATGTTTCTTAGCACTTCCGATAAGCTCAATTCGGAGCTTGTGCCGAAGCGTCTAAAGCTATTCTCAACACGACCCAAGAAGGTGTTGCCCTCCATTGATATAACTCCGCGAACCATACCACTCACATGATTGTGATCCACACAGGGATTAAAGCATCCAGTCTTCATCACTGGACACTCCCTTGGTAGATTCTCGTTTCGGTATTGGGCTAATTGGGAATGCTTTAGATACTTCATGTTTTTCTATATCGGTTATTGTTATGATTAGGTTACGCTTAGTCGCCATAGTAGTTTCTTTGCCTTTTCTGGCTTTGCCAAAAGCAAACTTGATGGCGTTCGCCTCCGAGTTAGCTATCTTCCAAGTCCCGTGAACAAAGTCCTTACCGAACTCCCTGTACTTTATTAGATAGGCTTTCACTAGACATTCATGAAGTCCATCCAATATAATTCGGAGGTTAGCTTGAAGCGTTCAATACCCTTCTGCATTTGCTTCCAAGTCCACTCCTTGTGGTAATGCTTCTTGGATCTAATATCCACGCACACGCTCATGATCGTAGGTAGATACTCTAAGTCCCACATCCTAGCTAGCATCCAACTCTCGATAGCTAGCTGAGTGCAGTCCTTCTTTTCGTAGAATTTACCACCGCGACCCTTGCAGTCACGGCACTTGTAGTCAGCCATGAAATACTTACCATCAGTTAGCTTGCCAATGAAGTCCACTGAACCAGCAACCTTAATCTCTTCGTCCCAAGTAATTAACTCACTGGCTACGGGTTCGATTCGTTCGTCGTTAATATATTTGATGAAGGGTTCAGCCCACTCATCCCATTCGGCGTCCATCTTG